ATGCGGCGAGAAAAGATGCATCCGGATTCGTCGCGAGAGAACACGCCGGCAGACTCAAGCTCATCCAAATATCCTTCAGTTTCTTGGATGGTTGATCCTGTCATACGAGAAAGGTTGGCGGTAAGGATAACCTTCCCATTAACCTTAAGGTGCCCATACTCTGAACCTTGGTGCATGATGCACATCATGTCTATCCAAAGCCCGCGAGCGCCAACAGACACCATCCGGAGAGCGGCATCGTTCATCCAGTCTCCTGGGTAGAATTGAAAGGATGGCCGCTTCATTGTTATCCCCGCCCCGTGCCTGTGATGTGCGCAGGGACGTCGCCCATGCGCAGCAAGTCGACGACGGTCATCGGCTCATCGCTCTCGCTAATCACTTCGGCGCTGGCTTTCGCCAGTTCGAGCGCACGGTAAGAGCTGACCGTGCAATGCATGTTCTTGATGTTGCGCCAGTAGATCAGGCTGATGCCGACCTTCTCGCACACGTCGCGAACAGCCTTCTTGCCGTACTTCTTGGAAAATTCGTCTGCCGTCATGGGGACTCCGTCGTGAAAGAAGCAATGAAATCATTGTATCATTTCACGAGAGTAATATCAATCCTGTGCCCTGAAAAGATCCGATAAATGTAATCTAACTACGTGAAAACACTTAACACTTTCCTAGTAGCAGTTGCGTTTTTATGGGCGATGTATCAGTATTCGATTAAGCGATACCGCGAGGCGCCGCAGGGGCGGACGAGACACGCAGGAAGTCGCTGATACACAGAAAGTGCGCAAAGCACACGCCGGCCATATCTCTGACCCGCGAAAACATAGGAACCGAAATGTCTGTTGAGACCATCGAGCAAGTACGGACCCGCAACTTCCTCTGGCTATTCGAGCGCTTCAAGGAAGAGGTGCGCAATGATTGGCCCGGTGAACCCGACCGAGGCATGGTCAGACGCTTTGCGCAGCGCCTGGGGATCAGCCCCATCTACACGTCGCAGATCAAGAATGGGAAGGTGATCGGGACAGCTCTGGCAGACAAGATAGAGAAGGCTCTCGGCCTTCAGGACGGCTGGCTCGACACGGACCACACCAAGTCCATCCCGGCTGAAGACGAAGACCTTGCAGCGGCTATGGACGCGTTCCGTGGCATGTATGAGCACTCGCCCGAAGCGACGCGCGCCGCGCTCGTTAAGGTCATGGGCGCCATCGTCACCGGAAAGCCGATAGAAAGCATCGTCGAAAAGAAGGATGAAAAAGTTACCGAAGCCAAAAACGCAAGGTAATTTGTGCTGCACTGCACGACAAAAATGCAACATTTCGATACAAAAACCTGTTGCTGACGAATACGATAAGACGTAATGTGACGGTATCGCTTCCATGTAAGCGAGCCCACAAACAAGCGAAAAAGGCAGGGTAAAAATGACCGGTATTCAAGAGTCGTCCAGCGAGAATGGCATTACTCTGCCTGCTCCGCTGGCGGGGGACTTATCGTCGGAGTGGTCCGATAGCGACGTTCTGAGAGCCGTCGTGCGGGCGCTTTCTCCGGCCAGGCGGCGGGAGGTTTTGGCCGAAGTTCGGGCTGAACTTGGCATCTGCACAAATGATACTGTCAATGTCGCCTTCAACGCTTGACGATCCTGTTATAGTTTGCGATAATTTGTCTATCGTAGAGTTCGTGTGACTCAACGGTTCCTTCCAGTGATCTAGCGATCACTTTCGCTCGCCGCAAGGCTTGAGCGTTTTTTATTCTAAGGCCGTCGCCCGTTAGATCGTGCGGCGGCTTTTTGCTTATGTGTGGCTGGCTGGTGCTCACTCCGCTCAGCGGGGATCGACGTTCGATTCGTCGGGTACAGCGGGTTCGACTCCCGGGCCACTCCCTTGTACTGCCGCTGGAGTCCCCCGCTCCTGGCCGCCGAGAAGTTTCGGCACCAACAAAAAAGCCCGCTCGATGGCGGGCCGTATCGTGCGACACATTGCCTCAGTGTTCTGAATCGCGCTCCAGGCGCTCGATGTACTTGATCGCTTCCGTCTCGCTGTCTTCGGTGATCCAGCAGGAGACAAGGGCGCTCAGTACGCCGAACGCTGAGTACGGATCGCGCTTCTGGATGGCGTCGCGCACGTTCTTGCACAGCGTAGTGCCGGACGCGCTCTGAAGGGCGCAGACGAGATCCTCGTCGGACAGCGCGGCCATACGCGACGCGATCAGTGCTGCTTGCTTGTCGGCGATCATCTCGTCGCGCAGCTCGTCTTGATAGACCGCTTCGTCGCGGCGGGACAGAGCGCGGTCGAACATGAATTCGCCGGACTGCGTGACGTTGATCGGGGTAACGCTGCTCATGTTGGTCTCCTTGCCCGCCGTAGCGGGCGCGTGAGTTAGATTGCTTGCTTTGCGATGTCGAGAGCGGCTGCTTCGCTGCGCGCGGATATCTTCATGTATCCGACGTGGCATACGCCAAGGTTCGTGCTGCGGTAGAACTTGCACACCAGATAAACGCCGTTGTCGCTGCTGATCGTCTTGAACTGGTATTCGCGCATGTCTGTTCTCCGGTTGGTTTCGCGCTTCGTTGAGCGCATGACTGTAGGATACGATAGGAGTATCGGTTCCGCAAGGACTTTCGGAAGAAAAGTGAGTTCGTGGACACATGTCGCGCTCAGAAGCGTTACGTGCGCCTACAATGGATACGTTGATCGGATTATTTCTCGGGGGAGGGATTATGAGCGCGTACGTGATACCTGTGTTGGTGCTGGCGTTATTCGTGTTCTCGTTTGTGGCCGTGCTGATGGTGAGCGTTGGCTCTGCTGACGACAGCGCATTCGACGAGGCGGAGCCGCCGAAAGATCGCAGCTTGTATCTGGTGCAGGCGCATGGCGCGATGCTCGACGACATCCAGATCCGCAAGGAAGCAAATGGCGCGCAAACCGAAAGTCGTTGAGGAAGTCGAGCGCACGTCGACCTGCAAGAACTGCCGGTGGGCGGAGTTCGGGAAAGAGGCGATCAGATGCCATCGCGATCCCCCGCAGCCGGTCGTCGACCTGTCAGACGGGGGAATCATCTTCGTTCTTCCGCTCGTATCTGTTGAAGACTGGTGTGCAGGCTTCGCGCCGTACCTGAACTCATGAGGACTTGATGAAAGCCGATTACCAGAAGGCGATCGACACGCACGGCAGCATCAAGGGCGCAGCTCGCGCACTAGGCATCGCGGAGAGCACGTTTCGCGACCGCATGAAGCGCACGGACGACGTGCAACTGACGCTGACCGACAAGAAGCTGACTAATCGGCTGGCGATCCGTAACGGTTCGATCGCGATCGGCTCGGACGCCCACTACTCGCCCAAGCTCATCACGACCGCGCACAAGGCGTTCTGCAACGTCATTGCCGAGCACGCCTCAGACATGAAGGCCGTCATCCTGAACGGCGATCTGCTCGACGGCGCCCGGATCAGCAAGCACGCGCGCATCGGTTGGCAGAAGACGTACAGCGTCAGGGACGAACTCCAGGCCGTCCAGGACCGCTTAGGCGAGATCGAAGAAGCCGCGCGAGGCATGAAGCTGTTGCGCACGATTGGCAACCACGACATCCGCTTTGACAGCCGCCTAGCTCACGCCGCGCCGGAATACGAGGGCGTCGCAGGCTTTGCGCTGGCTGACCATCTGCCGGCATGGAAAGACAGCTACAGGATCGACGTCAATGAAGATACCGTCATCATCCACAGCGTGGCCAACGGCATGCACGCTGCGTACAACAACGTTGTCAAGGGCGCAGGTTATCACGTGGTTACAGGGCACACCCACAGGCTTCAGTGTGTTCAGTTCCGCGGTTTCGGCCGTCTTCGCTATGGCATCGAAACCGGAATGCTCGCCGATCCCGAGCAAGACGAATTCCACTACCTGACCGGCCGCAACGCGAACTGGCAAAGCGGCTTTGCCGTGCTGACGTGGCGCGACGGTGAGCTGCTGCACCCCGAGTTCTGCTCGGTGCGGGACGATGGCCGCGCGTACTTCCGCGGTCAACGCATGGCGTAAAGACTTCATCACCCCAGGCGCAGGTGGGAAAACAGCGTCAGTCGTGGACGAAATGGAAGCTCGGACCTCCGCCTGCTTCGGCAGGAACTCGACTGAGCGCGGGCCACGACAACCCTAATTCTGGATTTCGACATGTACAGGTGCTGGTGGTGCGCTCGCGAGTTGCAAGACGGCGAGCGCTGCTGCAATCCGCGCGAGAAGCATTTCTACAGAGCATCCCAATAACCAACAGAGGGCCGCTACCCGATAAGGGCGTGGCAAGTATCGGATGGCACGACCGAGCAGTTACAAGGCAGAGTACGCCGAACAAGCGCGGAAGCTGTGTCTGCTCGGCGCGACAGACAAGGAACTCGCCGATTTCTTCGAGGTGAGCGAGCAGACGGTGAACGCTTGGAAGTCAGCGCACGCTGAATTTCTTGAGTCCATAAAAAAGGGCAAGAGTCAAGCGGATTCAGAAGTCGCGGACAAGCTGTATCGCCGAGCATGTGGATACGAGCACCCTGAGATCGATCTGCGCGTAGTAGGTGGCGAGATCGTTGAGACGCCCATCACGAAGATATACGCGCCCGATACGGTGGCTGCGATCTTCTGGCTGAAGAACAGGCAGCGCGGCAAGTGGCGGGACAAGATCGAGCAGGAAGTGACGGGCGCAGACGGTGGGCCGATCAGCCACAACCACACGATTGAGTTCGTGAAGCCATGACGATCAAATTCCCCGAAGCGCTGTCGTTCCTGTTCGACAACGCGCCGTACAAGATCGCGCATGGCGGACGGGGAAGCGCAAAGAGTTGGTCATTCGCCCGGGCTCTGTTGCTGCTCGGCACGCAGAAGCCGATGCGCATCTTGTGCGCGCGTGAAGTGCAGAAGTCGATCGACGACTCTGTGCACATGCTGCTGAAAGACCAGATCCAGGCGCTAGGGCTCGGCGACTTCTATCAGGTGCTGCGCGATGAGATCCGCGGCAAGAACGGCACATCGTTCGTCTATTCAGGCTTGGCGCAGCACACGATCATGACTATCAAGTCATTTGAGGGCTGCGACGTCTGCTGGGTGGAAGAGGGGCAGGCGGTCAGTAAGCGATCGTGGGATGTGCTGCGCCCGACCATTCGTAAGCCGGGATCGGAAATCTGGATCAGCTTCAACCCGGAGTTGGAAACGGACGTCACGTATCAGATGTTCGTCGTCAACCCGCCGACCGGCGCGATTGTGCGTCAGGTGAATTACACGGACAACCCTTGGTTCACCGACAAGCTTGAGCAAGAGCGGCTTGACTGCATGCGCGATCAGCCGAGGGACTACGAGAACATTTGGCTCGGCAAGTGCAAGCCCGCTGTCGCCGGCGCGATCTATTACGACGAGGTTGCGAACGCTGAAGCCGCGGGCAGGCTCTGCAACGTGCCGTACGACCCGATGCTGAAGGTTCATATCGTGTTCGACCTCGGCTGGAACGACGCAATGGCTATCAGCCTGATCCAGAAGAACGCGGCCGAGCTGCGCGTGATCGAGTACATCGAGGACAGTCACAAGACGCTCGACCACTACTCGACCGTGCTGAAGGACAAGCGGCTGAATTGGGGCAAGGTCTATTTGCCGCATGACGGGCGCAACAAGGACTTCAAGACCGGCAAGAGCGCAGAGGAAATCATGCAGGCGTTCGGGTGGGACGTTGCCATCACGCCGAACATGAGCATCGAGGACGGAATCCGCCTTACTCGCATGACGTTCCCGCGCATGTACTTCGACAAGACGGGCTGCGAACGCCTGATCCAGTGCGCGAAGCGTTACCGGCGCAGCATCAACCAGCAGACACAGGAGCCCGGCGCTCCGCTTCACGACGAGTGGAGCCACGGCGCTGACAACCTGCGATACATCGCAGTCAATGCCGAGGCAATGTCCAACGAGGATTGGGGCGGTTCGCTCTCTTATCCGCAACTGAACTATGCATAAATGACTGACAAACCCCGCAAGATCGACGATGACGAACTCGGAACCATCGTCGACACCGAGATTCGCCAGTCGATCGCCTACATGGGCGGGACGCTGTCTGAAATGCGCCGCAAGGCTGAGTATTACTTTCTCGGCGAGGCAAAGGGCGACTTAGCCCCGCCTGCGATCGAGGGGCGCTCGGCTGTCGTGTCGACGGATGTGTCGGATACGGTGCTTTGGACGCTGCCGGCGCTGATGGAGATCTTCACGGCTGGCGACGATGTGGTCGAGTTCTGCGAGACGAACCCGCAGCATTGCGCCGAAGCTGAGCAGATGACGGACGTCTGCAACTACGTGTTCTATCAGCAAAATCCGGGATGGGAAATCCTCGAAAGCTGGTTCATGGACGCGCTGTTGCAGAAGAACGGCATACTGAAAGTGTGGTGGGATGACAGTATCGAGGAAGTGCGCGAGGAGTACACCGGCCTAACGATGGCCCAGGTGACGACGCTGCTTCAAGATCCCGAAGTCGAGCCGATCGAGCACAAGGAATACCCGGATCAGGATGCGCTGCAATCCATGCTGGTGCAATACCAAGCGCAGATGCAGCAGTATCAGGAAGCGGCGCAGTCCGGCCAGCTGAAGCAAGGCGTGCCGCCTCCGCAGCAGCCGGACCCGTCGCAAGTGCCGACGCTGCACGACGTGACGTGCAAGCGCTCGAAGAAGAAGGGGCGCGTGTGCATCGAGAACGTGCCGCCCGAAGAATTCATCATGTCGCGCCGCGGCAAGTCGATTGCCGATACGCCGTTCTGTGGTCATCACCTGCCGCGCACGCTGTCACAGCTGCGCGCACAGGGCTATGAGAACGTCGACGACATCAGTTCCGACTGGAATGGCGACCTGAACGGCGAGCGGCTGGAACGCTGGTCGTATGACGACGACATGGCCTATACGGGCGAGGGTGGCGAGATCAGCAACGATCCGTCACAGCGCATCGTGTGGATCACGGAATGCTACTTGCAGTGCGACTATGACGGCGACGGCATTGCGGAATGGCGCAAGGTGGTGCGCGGTGGCGGCGTTACTCTGGCTAACGAGGAATGCGATGGGCCGCCGTTCGTCAGCATCACGCCTGTTCGTCTACCTCACCGCTTCTTTGGTCGCTCGCTGGCTGATCTGTCGATGCCGGCGCAGCGTTCCAAGACGG